ATGGGGTCGAGACCTTCCGCCTGATCCTGAGCATGGTCGAATTTACCAGCCTGGGCTACCGCTGCACTGCGATCCTGGAAACCGCCTGATGGCCGACACGTCGGATGTGCAGAATGCCCTGGTGGCGCTCTGCGCGGCCGTCCTGTACCCGGCCGGAGCGGCGGGCCAGGGCGGATGGGACGGCGGGGCCGGCTGGGGTGTTGGCGCGGCCTATGGAGGCGCGGCGCTGGGCACGTCTCAGGCCGGGCTGGTGGTCCGGGTCTACCGCGGATGGCCGGTCGCGCAGCAGTTGGACCCCGACCTCGCAGCGGGCATTGCCCACCTCACGATCTACCAGCCGAACGGCATGGGGCGGGTCGGGCAAGGCTACCTGGAGCGCGATCTATCCATCCAGGGGGCGCCGCCCACCATATCCGCAACCGTCGCCGGCAACGTGGTGACGCTGGCCGGCAGCCCCACGCCGGGGAACCTGGTCGGGCTGATCGTCGACGATGTGCCGCTGGTCTATCAGGTCCAGCCGGGCGACACCCTGTCGGCCATCGCGGCGACTCTGGCGTCACTGATCGGCGGCGAGACGTTGGGCACCGAGTCCGGGGCGGTGCTGACCGATGACAGCGGCAATCCGCTGACCATAGACGATCCGGTCACCGTGACGCCTGTCCCCGGCGGCATGACGCTGACGATCGGCACGACCCGGCCCATCGTGGCCCGGGTCGGAGCGCAGGGCCAAACGATCCGCCGGCCGCGGCAGCAGACCGAGCGGTATCAGGTGACATGCTGGTCGCCGACGCCGGCGGCCAGGGACGCGATCTGTTCGCTGCTGGATGGCGCCCTGTCGGGCATAAGCTGGCTGCAACTGCCAGATCAGCAAGGGCGGCTGCTCTGGGGCGGCACCGCCAGCGATGACGTGCCCAGCAAGTCCGCGCTATGGCGCCGGGACCTGTTCTATCACGTCACGTATTGGACATCGCACATCCAGATCAGCCCGACCATTCTGTTTGGGGTTGGGAACGTCACCGGTGGGTTTGGCCAGGTGCAGACCACCATTTCGTAGGAGGCAGAAATGCCAATTGTACAGGCAGGCTCGATCAACACCACCGCGTTGATCGTCCCCGACTTATACGTGCAGATCGTGCCGCCGCAGAACCTGGTCATCAACGGCGTGCCGACCAACATTATCGGCGTGGTGGGGACGGCGGCGTGGGGGCCGGTGGGGCAACCGGCCATCATTGGCACCATGGCGGCCTATGCGGCCCTGTTCGGGGCAATCCAGAACCGCTCGCATGACATGGGAACGGCGATTGCGGTGGCGGTGCAGCAGGGGGCGCAGAATTTCCGCTGCGTCAGGGTCACCGATGGCACCGACGTTGCGGCCTCGGCCCTGTTCAACGGCACATCGAGCGGGAACTGTTCGTTCATCGCGACCTCGCTCTACACCGGGTCGGCGGCGAACGGTGACACGCTGACGCTCTCGACCGGTTCCGCTGCCAGCTCCTACCAGTTGACCGTGGCGCGGCCCGGCCTGCAGCCGGAGGTGTACAACAACATCACCGGGTCTGGGGCCACGTTCTGGGCCAATCTGGTTTCCGCGGTGAACAATGGGAACGGCCAGACCCGAGGCTCGTCGCAACTGGTGACACTGGCGGCCGGCGCCGGGAGCAATGCCTCGGTCAACCCGAGCAGTTTGTCGCTGCCGGTGACGATCACGCTGGGCACCGGAACCGGCTCGGTGGCCGGGGTGGATGGTGTCGCCAGCATCACGACGAGCATTCTGCTTGGCCAGGATACGATCCCGCGCAAGGGTATGTATGCGCTGCGCGGCCAGGGGTGCTCGATTGGACTGATCGCCGACCTCTCGGATTCCACGGCGTGGACCACAGAGGCGACATTCGGGCTGCAGGAAGGCATCTACATGATCACGGTGTCGCCGTCCGGCGATACGATCGCCAATGCGGTGACCACCAAGGCGTCTGCCGGGCTCGACAGCTACGCGGTCAAGCATATGTTCGGCGATTGGCTGTGGTGGCTCGATACCGTCAATGGCGTGACGCGGCTGGTGTCGCCGCAGGGTTTCGCGGCCGGACTGATGAGCAATCAGTCCCCGAACCGATCGACGCTGAACAAGCAGTTGTATGGCATCGCAGGGTCGCAAAAGTCCGGGCTGGCCGTGTCGGGCCAGGGCGGGACCTATGCCGCGGCGGACCTTTCCGCGCTTTTCGGCGTGGGCATTGATGTGATCAGCAACCCGCAGCCAGGCGGCTCCTATTGGGGCGTCCGGTGCGGGCACAACTCCAGCAGCAACGCGGCGATCCAGGGCGACAACTACACCCGCATGACCAACTACATCGCTGCCACCCTGGCGGCGGGCATGGGGCAGTATGTCGGCCAGGTGGTGAGTGCCACATTGTTGGGTAATATCCGGGCGACGCAACTCAGCTTCCTGGGCGCTATGCTGTCGCAAGGGCTGTTGGCGGGCCTAATCCCGACAGGGAGCGGCACCAACCTGTCAGGCGGCCTCCCCTATAGCGTGATCTGCGACGGATCGAACAATCCGCAGACCCGGACCGCGCTGGGCTATGTGCAATCCGATGCGCAGATCACGTACCAGGCAATCAACGAGAAGTTCATCTGCAACGTCCAGGGCGGCACGACGGTAATGGTGACGCAGGGGCAGGTTCTGCCGTCCAACTAACAGCAAGGGAGGGGGACAGCCCCAATGAGTTATTCAGCGTCAGCGACAGGTTTCTCGCTCGGCGAAGACGTCCAACTGGTGCTGATGTTCGGCATCCTTGGGCGGGTCGACCTCAAGCACGTAACCGGGTTCCATGCCCAGCAGACCGTCCATCAGGTCCGCGTGCAGCGCCTGGGCAATACCCCGCTTGGGGCGGACGTGCCCGCCGGGTGGAACTTCACCTTCCAGTTGGACCGCGGCGACAGCACGGCGGACGATCTGGCCGCCACGCTCGAAACGATGTATTGGAACAAGATGCGGCTGCCGAGCGGGCAGCTTTACCAGTACATCAATGAACCGAATGGCTCCACGTCCACATACCTGTTCGACACGGCGACGCTGAACCTGTCGGACGCCGGGTCCTGGTCGCAGAATGCGGCGGTGAAACAGACATTGAGTGGTTTTGCGAGCCGGAGGCTGAAGATCTGATGGAAACTGTTACCGACCGGGACGGCCGCAAACTGACATTGCGGGCCGCGAGTCCATTGCTGACCATGGACATTCTTGAGGCAGCCGGCGTGGACCGGAAGGGCCGGCCGGTGGTGCATCTGGTGCAGAATGATCGCTGGATGGGGTATGCCTCGCTGGCCTGCCACGTCAGCGACATCGACGGCGTGCCGCTCCCGATGCCGCAGAACATCGACGAGATCAAGGCGACCGTGACGCGGTTGGGCGACGCCGGGCTGACCGCGGTGGCGCAAGCGTTCGACGGCGGAGTTGCGGTGGTGGTCAACGAGGAAACCGCAAAAAACTAAGCCGGCACCCAGCCCTCCAGGAAATCATGTATCTGGTGGAGGGCGGGGTGCCGTGGGACGTTGCTGTTGCAGCCTCGCCGACCCGGCGGCTGGCCATGGTGATTGTGCGGGGTGAGTTGCGCGGCGGGACGTGGGACTGGAAATCGCGGTCCTGGGGAGTCAAGAAATGATGGAGTTCAAATCCCCCGGGGCGTTCGCGGCGCATCTGCAACGCACGCTGCCACGATTGACCGAGGCGGAATTCGCCGGAGTCAGGGCTGGCGTCGAGATGTGGCGGGATGAGGCGAAGGCCGTTCTGGGGGACTATCAGCGGGAGAATACCGGGCCGTTCGAACCATGGCAGGAACTGGCAGACGCGACGCAAGAGGAGCGGGGCAAGCAGGGCTATCCTGAAAACGACCCGCTGCGGCGGCAGGGCTTGCTGCACGACAACATCGAGGCCTCGGCCGAGGGGCGTGAGGGGGCGATGGGGGTGCCGGACCGCGAGGTGAAGCACGAATACCAGGAAAACCCGGTGAACATCGGAGAGGTGGCGGAGGCGCTGGAGTTCGGCACGCGGAGTTTCCCGCCCAGGTCATTCCTTGGCATGACGGCGTTCCGGTATGGCGCGTCCGCCGCCGCCCTGATCGGCAGCATGGTGGCAGCCGCCCTGGCCGGGATGACAGCGGCGCGGCGGAGGCCAGCGGAGTAGGATCGCATCATGACAGTTGAGGCATACCGGGTCGGCGTCTCGCTGGTCAGTTTGGGGCCGGGGATCGGCGACGACATCGCGCGACTCATTAAGCAATTCCAGGAACTGGATGCGCTGGTGAATTCCGTCAACAAGACGATGAGGGGGATGGGCGGCTTCAGCGGCGCGATGGGTGCCGGGGCCGCTGCGGCGACGAGTATGCAGCAAGCGGCGGCGGGCATGGCGGCGATTATGCCCAACGTAGCGCAGCAGGCGCAGGCCACCGCGACGGCCATGGAGCGGGCGGCAGCGGCAGGACGCATGCTGGCGCTGCCGGCGCCAAATTACGCCAGGACGGAATTCCCCCGAGGATCGCAGTATGCAGGCCCGCAAACCGGGTTCACGATGGGGTCTGGCAGCGGCCCGACCTTCCAGGGGCAGTATCCGCCGAATTGGGGCACCGGCGGCCCGGTCGGCGGCGGGCTGGGGCCGGTTGGTCCGGGCAACGGCCCAACGCTGAATGTGCCCCCTGGCTACACCATGCCACCGCCCGGCTATCCGCCCATGCCGACGCAGGGCGCTCCGGCGTTGCAGCCGGGGGCAGGCGGCAAACTGCTCAAGGGCGGCCTGGTCTACGAGTTTACCGTAGGCGTGGTGCGTGACGTTCTCGGCATCCTGAATGCGCCGTTCGAACAGTACGAGAAGCTGAATACCGAACTGACCAGGCTACGGATGGCTGGCGTGTCGGACGCCGACGTGAATTCCCTGGAGGAGCAGATCAAGCGGGTGGCTCGCGCGGTGCCGGGGCGCACCTATGGCGAGGTCGCGGCCGATACCATCGCGGTCCGGGCCATCCTGGGCGAGGAGTCCGGCCCCGACAAGATGGCGGCAATCCGCATGGCGCTCCCCGGCGTCGAAAAGGCCGCGGCCCTCTTGAAGGCCGCCACCGGGGAAACCAGTCCGGAGGCGCTGGCGCGGCTGTTCAAGGCCGTGGAAGTGCGCGGCGACGTGACTGATCCGGCCACCCACCAACTTTCACCAGAGCGGTTCGCGGCGGGCCTGGACGCGGCGCTCAATGTCCTGGTGCTGGGGCATGGCCTGGCGAGCACCAACGATCTGTACAATGCCACCAAGCAGGGCGGCCCGGCGATGCGGGCTATTACAGATCCCTATG